TAAGGAACTTCCTGAACATCAACACCGAGAACACGTGTTGTACGTGCTCCGCCGAATGTCTGTGCTCCACCATCAAGGTATGCCTGACGGTTTGCTGGTGTACCTGATGGACGATTAGCAAATGCTTCTGCTACTGCGTCTGCAAGTGTACCGTTATTCTTGACGATTCCTTGGAATGCATCTGTACCTGCGTAGAACTTTAGGTTAGACTTGATTGCACGGTACTTACGTGGCATTGCAAGAATAATGTTCTGCATTACTTCTGTTGTCCATGCGTTGTTTGCTACGGTTACGATTGACTCGTTTGCACCTGAACCAGATGCCTTAACCTTTGAAACGAAACCTTGCATGATTGAAAGGAAATCGCCTGTTGAGCCGTCGCCGTTAATGGCTAGGTCTTCAATGTCGTTAGCAAATGCATTTGTCATCAAGCGAACTAGATGATCTTCCAATGCTCCGCCTTCAATATTATCTTCAAGTGCTTCTGTTGAAACTTCCCAGTCTAGACGAATCTTCTTGGTTGTAAGTTCAACCTTAGAGAATGTTGCACCTGCATTTGAAAATGTAGGTTGTGCCTGTGCTGCTGCACGGATGACACGCTCTCCAACGTTAACCTTTTCAAGTTCCATTGTGTTTGCACGCATTGTAACTCTACGGCCATCTTGAGCTAGTACAGTTGCATCCCATACGTAATCAATGAAGCGACGAGCTTGCTCTGGTAGTAGAATACCGCCTGGAGTTCCAGATGGGTTTACTGCGTTTGGTCCAGAAAAATCTCCAAAGTTTGCAGTTGCAATGTTACCCATTACATCTGTTGGAGAAAGATTTCCAGCTGGTCCTCGTGCTACTGCACCTCCGATTCCACCTGATACGGCAACGCCGTCACCAGTTGGGTGAGAAAAAGACTTCTGAAGATCTGTGTTTGTTGTTTCTGACATATTGTTCACCTCCTAGTGATTTTGTTTTAGTTAAATAGGTCGGAATTTTTGAGGAAACGTCCGCCCCATAGGGATTTCTGAATCACGCTAGGTGATTCCTGTACAATCTCGCCGAGATCGCCAGACTTGCGGAAAGCGGTATCTGCAACTACGGCATCTACGGTCTTTCCAAATTCATTAAAGCTTCCCTTAACTTCCTTAACTTCCTCTGTTACGGATTCAAGAGACTTTGTAATTGCATCAACATTGGCTTGCATAGCCTTTACTGTTGCTGCAAGATCGCTCAAGGCATTAGTTACAGAGTTCTGAATTTCAGAAACTGCTTTGGCAACTTCTGCTGTTGCTGACGCAACCTCAATAATTGCTTCATCAGCTTTCTCTGTTACTTCTTCAATAGAAGGAGCACTACCCTCTTCAACAACTGCATCTGACTTTTCTGCTACAACTTCTTCTGTAACTTCTAGTGACTTTGCAACTGCCTCTGCTGGAGCCTCTGGAGCAACCTCAACTTCATTAACTTCTGGAGTTGCTTCTGCAACTACTTCTGTATTTTCTGTCATAGGATTATCCTCCTTTGCTATCTTAATTGTTCTAATGCCTTTTGCACTATCAACTAAGAACTTTATCATTGTGGTTTTTTCTGAATCATTCTTTTCAACAAATCCAATGTTTTTCATTTCTTCACCAGATACTGGGCTTACTTCTGTTTCGTTCTCAGAAATAGTAACAATGCCAGACTCTGAATCCCAGAATACATTTTCAACAATTGTGTTTGCTGATGATCCTGTGATTGTATCTACACCGTCAACTTTTTCAACTGACATAATATTTGCGAACTGATTAGCAGGGGAATCAACAAGACTCAACTCTATCAAATCATATTCTTTAATAATTCTAATTGGCTTATCTGCCTTTTCGTCATAACCATCGTCCCACTTATTCATTCGTCCCCCAATAGAAAAACCAGTATAAGTTCCGTCTAGAACCTTTTCCCAGGCATCTTGTGCACCCTTTGAAATGTAAGCTGAAACAAATACGCCCTTATAGAACTTCTTTGTTTCTGGATCAAAATACTTTTCTTCTTTAAATGAAACCATCTTACCAATTGCAGATGGCTGGTGCATCTCTCTGATATTTCCACGGAACTTAGCAAAAGCATCCATAGAAGCTTCAGTAGTTACAATGTCGTCTTGCTTATCTAGGTTATCCAAAGATGCAAAACCAGAGACAATTCTACGTCCTTCATCAACCTTTGTGAGAGGCATAGATAGACGAACGTTGTCGCCATTAGTTGTCCAATGTGCTTTATTTATATTCATGACGATTCTATTATACCAAACCTTTTTATGCTTTTCTCAATTATTGAGACGCTCTGCCTTCACCCTGTGGATTGCGTCCTGTTGTAGTTGCAGTACCATCAGATTGGCTATTGGTTCTTTCTGAATCTCTTTGTCTGTTCCCCGCAAGATTTGCAGCAGCATCTGTTGCTTGTCTTGGAGACATGATAAATGGAGTATCTCCATCTGGATGTTGAGGAAGTCCAATTGCTTCACGAGCCTCATTTGGCATCATTACCTGAGTCTTAACATAACGCTCAAGGATCTGTGACTGAGTAATTTCATCTGTGAGTGTAAGCTCATTGAATCTTAACTCAAGAATGTCTGTCTTTTCCTTGATGATTTTGCTAATAACTTTATTTAGATGACCCTGTGCAGGACGTGAAACTTGTTCCTTGAATGTACGATCTTGTGCAATAGAGGCTGCAATAGCTGCTGAATCTGTACCGCCAAGTTTAGAAATTGGGACCTGATGAGCAACAAGAATGTCGTCACGATTTTGCTTGCGGTACTCCTTAAATGAACCATCTTGAATACCATTCTCAATTGGTTCCATCTTAAACTCAACCTTGTTTTGATCTGTATCTCCAGGAAGTGGGATGTACAGAGTTCTGTGTGACTGAGCCTTAAGTCCTGTCTGCAAGAAGCGGAACATCTTATCTTCTGCTTCGTTAGAAAGCTTTGCTCCCTTTAATGTTACAACATAACGTGGAACAGCTTTGTTCTCAAAATAGTCAATGTTGTACTGTGATGCAAGCTGATCTCCAACTAAAGATGGAAGTGCTGCAACAATATCTGGAAGTCCATAATATGTATTTAGTGGAGAGTATTCCTTGATGTGAATAATCTCATTTGGACGTGGATCTGCTGTTACTGGGTTTGTATTCTTTGCTCCAAAGTTTCTGAAGTAAACAACTTTTTGTCCAATGATCTGCATGTAGCCATCTAGCAAACGGCGGATACGAATGGTAGCTGAAGGAATATGTCCAATATAACCAATCTCTCCATTTACAGTACGACCTACTTCAATGTATCCATTTCCAGTAGACTCAATATCTGTGTAAACCTTTTCCATTGTCTTTGTAAATGAATCATCATCATTTAAACCTTCAAGCCAGTCACGCATTTCAAGTTTCATTCTTTCAATACGCTTACGTGCTTTATCTGTAGCACCTTGTTCTTTACCTTCAAATGAAAGCATTGTGCGGTCTGTTACTTCAAAGGAATATCCAAGTCCAACAATGTTTGCAACCTTTGCATCAATAGCAGCATGGTTAGCAAATGAAGTGTCATAGAAGTTTGCAAGCTCATACAGGTTGTATGGAGGTGTAATTACATCAAATAGTCCATAACCATTTCTGTATACCGTTCCAGGATTGATCTGCTTTGATGAAGCATCAACACCTGTTGGAGTTGCGTTAGCTGAGTTAAGGTATGCTGGGCTATTTACATCTACACTAGATATTTGTCCAGATGTATACTCTGCCTTACCAATATTTCTTGTTGTTCTACGACGAAAGTTTTGATCTAGTCCAGAATAATCTTTTAGTGAATCCCATGTTTTATTAAAAGGGTCTTGCTCTTTAAAAACATTAGGCTTTTCATCCTGGGTATTTAAACTTGCAGAAATGTATGTGTAATCAATATCTTCATTCATCAAAAGCCTCTCTTCCAGCAACGTTCAATGTATCCTGTGCTGCTTTCCATGCCCCAAGGTCATTCATTGAAGGAATTAAACCACTAGACATTCTGTCAGCTTGCTCTGAATGCTCTTCATCAGAAATACGTGTTAGTCCAGGAACAAATACTGCTTCACCATCACCTGGATCACCATAGTGCTTTGCTGCACTTTTAAGTTCCGCAATTTTAGTAAAGTCGTTACGCATTGACTCAATGTTTAAAACGTTACCGCTACCGTCAGTAAACCACTTTCCAGTTGACTTCTTGTATACATAAAGCCCCCAGTCATAGTTCTTTTCAATGACCTTTTTACGGACATTTCCTACAATAGGCAGACCAGTCTTTTGATTAATTAATGGATTATTTGCTGTAGTCATAACCACAAGTATACCATAAAAGTGTTAAAGTGAACAGTGCGTTACCATTAATACAGTTTAATCTCACATGCGTCTGTGGAGCAGTAGCTCTCTCCTTCAGCCTCAAGATTTTCTATACCATCATAAATAGCAGACCAATCAATCTTGCCAATTGTTCCTACGTATGAGTTGTATTGCTCTCTTGAGATCTCGCTATAAGGTTGCTGTGGATAAACCTTGTCTCCCATTGGCAGGAAGGATACAG